GTAATAAAACGTTGGAGGTCTGTTATTTTTTTAGATATGGTACCTGCACCAAATGCTGGTCTGCCTCTCAAATCGGTAGCAAAAGATTCCTTCACACATTCCATGCTACTGATATAATCACCATTTTTTGTATATGTTGTGCTAATTGAGGTGACTAAAAAGCCTGGGCTATTGCCATAATGCTTTATGAAAGACGTAGTCATATCATTTTCTCTCATCATATATGTTGGAATGAAAATGTTAACAATATCACCAGCATATATGTTCAGATTAACTGGTACCGTAACTTGTATCCCATGTTGCTTCAATGATGCTATCTGTGCTACAGTGTTTTTTACTGTCGTGAATCGTTCATTTCCATGAAAAACGTCAGGATCGTTTGTAGGCGTTATTCTTTCGCCCAATGACTTACCTTCAACAGTCAATGAACCAAATAGTAATCTATTATGAGCAGATCCCCCCATGTTGCTCCCAAGTAATCTATCTTGCGATAAATTGATGAGAGGTTTACCACCACCAGTTATATGAGGTAAATCATTAAAATTATTTGCGTAATTGAATTTTGTTTCATAGAATGTTTTTGTTATTGTATCAACAACTACAACATCGTTTTCATACAAACCAGCAGTCAAAGAATCCAATGTATCCACATTATGCAAAAACGTATGACCAATGATAGTTCTTTCTAATAGCTTTTTGCCCGACTCTGTAGCTGGATCACTGAAGAAATATGAAAGCTCGCCTGTTGGACTTACATTGTCGTTTTGGGGGCTTTGCTGCAGAAGATTACTCAGGGTTCTGAAATTGAAACCTTGACGCGTTTCGTAAAAGAAATAAGAGGAGGTATCGCCGTTTTCTGCAGATCTACACTCACTGCCAATTACCTGTATAGCATCAAAAGGATGATGTCTGACTGGAGTATATGTAACAACGTTATCTACAGGTTCGTAAAAAACACCCTTAGAGCTATTTTTTGGTATTATATATTTCTTCAGTATAGCATCAACAGTTCTATCGCCCGTCAAATCTTTGTACGGTGTATCAACGTATCTTGTCAAATTTAATTCGAGTTCTGGCGAAGCTGCGTGAATCGAGTATACGAGCGTACCAGGATTCAACTCGGTTTTATTATCGACCTTGTATACTTTAAATGCCATTGCAGGAGCAGCACCAAGCAATGTTGTATTGTTAGATATAAATTCAATTGTAATTAATTCTTGACCAGTTAATGGTGACGCCCCATCGATTAATCCTAAACTGTCTATGATAACAAAATCTGCTGACATGGTGGTATTAAATATACTTTCGTATATTGTAAATTCAGTTACCAATCGTGTAATATCTGTACCCTGACCATCATTGTTAATCAGTATGATTCGGTGAGATAAGTTGCCACCATAGGCATTAATTTGTTCTGTATACATAGTTATTCAAACACTGTATTGACTTGCGCCAGAAGTTGACTGATAAAATCTGCACTCAGTAGTTCAATTTCACGTTTACTGTCATTTAATTGAACCTCATATTCATACGCTGTGACAATTCTTTTTTGAGATTGGGACAGAGTGTTGTAAGTAGTTAGATCTATAGGCTCATATCTAGCAGGTGTTATGGTACCATCAATATCAACGATTGCTTGGTTCAATATTAACTGATAGGCGTGTATTTGTTGTCTAGCAGCAACTATGCTGCCGTATTTTTTCACTATGAATTTTTCCAATGCACGAGAACTAAGCGGCCAGTCAAACTCGGGATCTATAATATTGTTGGTCAAATATATTACCCAGTCTAGTGACGAATCGCCATAATACTTAAATGCTATTGTATCTGCTCTTTCCTCGTCTTTTACAGTATAGCTGTAATAGATAGCTTCTTGACGCTGAAAAGCTTCAACAATTTTAAATCGTGACATTATGTTAGTAAGAACAGCCGAGCGATTGTTTTTCTTAATATCATACGATATCAAAGGAAAAGGTCTAAAATAATATGCCATTTATCTGCCCTGCCTAATTTCTCGTTTCGTTACAATAGTATCTTCAATGAATGTCATACCAATTGTGACAGAGTAAGGAGCGTTAGTATCTTCGAAAAAATACGGTGCCCCCTCGCCGTTGTAATTGACATCGAAAGTCGTTAGCACCGAGTCACCAATTTTAAACAAGTAATCACCTGCCCTAAGAAGAATTTGAAACTTGGAAGGGTAGGTAAAAACGTGATCAGCAGCTCTGTAATCTGGGGCCATGTGATATTTAAAGTTGCGTATCAAATCTCTTATAGCATCACTTTCTTTTTTGTTCTTGGCAATCAACTTATATTCAAACGAATGTTGGCGGAAATTGACACCCGTAAATACATTGGCAATGTGAGGATTTCTTGCGATGCCTAATCCTGCCAATGCTCCTATACCTGCATTAGCTAATGCCGCAGAAACACCTGCACCCACAACGCCTGTGCCGGCAATCAATGCTGCGAGTGCTGCAGCTGGTCCACCAGCCTCAGCAGCGCCTATACCGAGATTAGCTAATATACCTCCTACATCATCTCTACCCAAATCAGCCTCTTTTACAGCATCAACTACTCTTTGTGTGAGCGATCCTGAATTGCCACCAACGTTTGTTGCAATGTCTCTTGCAATGGCGCCGCCTGGACCCAGTCCTACTGTATCATACTGAGCGTTATATGAAGTTCCTAGATTCGATGGTATTGGCAATGCAAAAGAGTGAGCTGGTTGACTAATACTGATACCCGTGGCTTCTTGAAACTCTTTAACAAAGTTGCCAACTTTTTTGATGCCTCCAAGTATTCTGTTACCTATACTATCAACGAATTCATCTCTCGTTTCATCGTATTTTTGCCTAACATCAGCCAGCTGGGACAGTTTATATTCTTTCTGAGCTCTAAATATAATAAAATAAGGCGTGTCCGCTAGATCGCTGGGAAAGTAGGTTGTATCGTACTTAGTATTAAACTCCAACGATGCGAGAGGGCCATCCGCTCCCGATCCAATATTAATAGCTGGCATTTTTTATCCTATGAAAACTTACAAAGGGGTTTACAAACCTCTGAATACTGACAAATATTTAGGCGACCCCACTAACATTATTTATAGGAGTTCGTGGGAGCGTCAATGTATGTTATTTTTTGACAGGAACAAAGATGTACTGAAATGGGGATCAGAAGAAATTATTATACCGTATCGCTCTCCGCTTGACAATAAAATACATCGTTATTATGTTGATTTTTTAATTAAAGTCAGGACGGCCGATAACAAAATAGAAACCCACTTAATTGAGGTTAAGCCTTTTAAGCAAACAAAACCACCAAATATACAGCAAAGAAAAACAAAAAGATACGTCAATGAGGTGACAACATATTTAGTCAATGAAGCAAAGTGGAAAGCAGCCCAGGAATACTGTAAAGATAGGCAATGGAAGTTTCAATTAATAACAGAAAATGAGCTCGGAAGGTAAGATAAATAATACCATGGTAGCATATGTATTCGACAATATATTAGCAAAGGGCATGCAGGCTGGCAAGGTACCTGGCCGTACTGAAGATGCACGTAAGTGGTACAGAAACACAGCAGCAAAGTTTCAAGTTGCTCCCAGTGTGTTGATGAGAGAGAATGCATCTAAGTTTACCAACATTACTAGACCTGGTAGTATGATGTTGTTTAATTATGATCCCAAGCACAAAAATGATCTTCCTTATTACGATACCTTTCCTTTGATATTTGTTGTCGGACCAGCCGAAGGAGGTTTTTATGGTATTAACATGCATTATTTGCCTCTGAGACAAAGGGCCATATTGATGGATGCTCTTTACAACATAACTACCAACAATAGATTTGACGATAGCACCAGACTAAAACTCAGTTATCAAGTTTTGAAAAGGACTTCCACATATAAGTTTTTTGCACCATGTTTCAAACATTATTTACATAAGCATGTCAAATCAAGAAAGTTGTTGATTGATTCTGTTGAATGGGACATAGCTTTGTTTCTACCTCTTCAAAGATTTCAAAAAGCAAGTGCTTCTCAAATTTACAGCGATAGTCTTAAGAAGGTAGGATAATGGCGTTTAATGTTTCTGATTTTAGAGCAAATATAACAGGCGCAGGCTCTAAAAGCGTATCAAAGCAATCTCATTTTGATCTTGTGATAAACCTGCCTAGAAACATAAGACTGTCAACAAGAAGCAGGACGGCATATGATCGTTTAAGATTTCGATGCACGGCAGCTGAGTTGCCAGGTCGTACAATTCAGACATCAAATTATAAGCATCTTGGATATGGTTTGAACTCAAAGATAGGATACGATGTTACATACAACGATGTAGTGTTGACAATGATATGTAGTTCGGACCTTGGTGAGAAGAGTTTGTTTCAAGCATGGCAGAGCTCTATTGTCGGCAACCATACACGGAATCAAGATA